AATTAATGCCCTATATGAAACCCTATACTGCTAAAGACTTTGAAGGTATGGCTGAAAAGCAAGGTCAGATGAGTCCCGTACCTGATGGTAAGCTTTATCGTGAAGCAATGGAAAAAGATATCATGGGTCCGACTGATGTAAATTTTAAACAGTCTGCCGATGTTCCATCTGAATCTGGTAAGAAGATGATGACTGCTAATTTCATGAAAGAAGATAACTCAATTTATGGCTGAAGAAGAAACTCCTGAAGTTGTAGAGGTAGAAGCAGAAGAACTTCCCGGACTTGTAGGATTTATCAAGAGTAAGTTTCTTGATGCTGAGACTGGTCGTCTTTCAGATGAAAGGCGTTGGTTATCTGCATATAAAAACTATAGAGGTATCACTGATACTTCTTCTACCTATAGGTCTTCTGAAAAGTCTAAAGTATTTGTAAGAATTACTAAGGTAAAAGTTCTTGCAGCCTTTGGACAAATCTCTGATATTCTATTTGCTAATAATAAATTCCCTATCACAGTTTCAAATACACCTGTTCCAGAAGGGATAGCTGAGTTTGCTCATCTGGCAACTCCAGAAGAACAGATGATTATGAAACAGGCAGGAGATGTGCCTCTCTCACAACTTGATAATTTCTTAGGTGGATTAAAAGAAAAATATGCAAAGGCTCCTAATCTGAAAGAAGGGCCAAGTGTTATTCCTAATTCTCCACAGATTGAGCCAGCCGCTATTGCTGCTCGTAACATGGAGAAGCAAATACATGATCAATTAATTAATACAAATGCTACGAATGTTCTTCGTCATGCAATCTTCGAGTCATCTCTTCTAGGTACAGGTATTATTAAAGGGCCGTTTAACTATGAGAAGATTGTAAATAACTGGCAGATAATAGAAGATGAGAAGGTATTTGATCCTTATACTAAACTTATTCCTAAGATTGAGGCTGTATCTTGTTGGAATTTCTATCCTGATCCTTCAGCTACGAATATTGAAGATGCTGAATATATAATACAAAGGCATCGTTATAACAGAGAACAACTCAGAGATCTTTCTTCTCGTCCATTCTTTGATGAAGAAGCTATTGAAATGGCTCTTGAGCATGGTCCTCAGTATGAGGAAAGATATTTTGAAAACACTATCTATTCAGAAGATGAAGACCCACTTTATTCAGAGAATAGATACGAAGTGTTTGAATATTGGGGTACACTAGATCTATACCTCGCTCATGAGATTGGTCTTGATCTTCCAGATAGTGTTTCTAATCTAGATTCTGTACAGATTAATGCATGGATTGTTAACGATAAGATTATTCGTTGTGTACTAAATCCCTTTATGCCAGCACGAATACCTTATCATGCTTTTCCATATGAACTTAATCCATATCAATTCTTTGGTGTGGGTGTGGCAGAGAACATGGATGATGCACAGCTTCTCATGAATGGTCACATGAGAATGGCTATTGATAATCTAGCTCTTGCTGGTAACATGGTATTTGATATTGATGAAACACAACTTGTACCCGGACAGAATATGGAAGTATATCCGGGTAAAATATTCAGACGACAATCTGGTGTTACTGGTACAGCCGTTAACGGTCTTAAATTCCCCAACACGGCCCCTGAAAATCTACAGATGTATCAGGCTGCACGACAACTTGCAGATGAAGAAACAGGTATCCCTTCTATTTCTCATGGACAGACAGGAGTAACAGGAACTGGTCGTACTGCTGCTGGTCTATCCATGATCATGGGATCAGCAGGGCTGTCTATTAAGACTGTTGTGAAGAACATAGATGATTTTCTCTTACGACCTTTAGGGGAATCATTCTTTCAATGGAATATGCAATTTAATGATGACAATGCTGAGATCATAGGTGATCTAGAGATTAAACCTAAAGGTGTTGCATCAGTAATGCAGAAGGAAGTTAGAACTCAGAGATTAATAACCTTACTACAAACTATTGCTAATCCTATGCTTGCTCCCTTTATCAAGATTCCTAATCTTGTGAGAGAACTAGCAATTTCTCAAGACATTGATCCTGACCAGCTTGTTAATAATACTGATGAAGCAGCAATCTTTGCAGATATTCTAAGAGGTTTAAATGAATCCCAAAATAGCGCGGAAGCTACACCCTTTAGTAAACAACCCGGACCTATGGGAGCCAATGGAAGCGTACCTGTTGGAGCAAATCCAATGGACCCATCAGGCGTTGGGGGTGGAAATATCGGAGTTGGAGTTCCGCCGATTGCAGGGGAAGCTGGCTTTACTGGAAACGATCAAGAACCTCAAGAACGTGGTTAAATCTACCCTATCAAATAATGATATATTAAGAAAGCAAGATAAATACAATGAGTGATATTGTCCAAGACTTACAAGAATTTATACTAGCTAATTTAGATACTGCTTCTCCAAGCATGGTACAGATAATTACTGAGCAGATTATTGAACAAGGAAAAGTAAATTATCAAGGTGGTGGTAATGTTGATGGAGCAGACATTCCTGATGTTACTAGTTCATTTTCTTGGCAAGAAAGGTTTAATAGAGATCCTAATAAACATGCTACAACTACTAATATAAATACTGGTATTGTATATGATACAGATACAGGTCTTCCAGTAGTAGAACTTAGCGAATATCCTGTAGATGAACGAGAACAAACTGCTAGAAATAATAGTATGTTTGATATTAATTCTATGAGTAACGCTGCGATAGCTAGATCTTTTCAAAATGCAATTTTTTCAGAAACAAATGTGTTGGGTTTACCTAATATACCTACTCCTACTCTGCACGGAATGTTTAATTTTCTCGCAACTAAAGATACACAAATAGTAGCTAGAAATGCTTTTTATAGTAAACCTATCGATGATCAAATAGATATTATGTCACGCATTGACGATAAAAATGAATTTGGTTTAAAGAATGTATATAATCCAAAGATAAGAGAAGGTATTTTAGAAATTGCATTACCTATGACAGAAGCAGAATCAGAGATGCAACAAGTAAATCAAGTACCTTATCCTTCTTCTCAATCATATACCACACAACCAAATGTTCCTCTTACTACAACATCTTTAAGAACAGAACCTCCTGAATTTTATAGAAGTTTGGCGGAATCTGGAGAAAAGTTACATAAAAAAAGACTCGGTTGGGTAACAGAAAAATCTGATAAAGAAGATGCAGAACGTGCCTCATTAGCTGCTGCTAAAAAAGAATCATTAGCTGCTGCTAAAAAAGAATCATTAGCTGCTGCACCAGAACAACAAGCGATGGATAGAGAAATACAAGATCAAGCATTAGAGATAGATGTTGGTCTCGGAGCAGGAGTCGATGTAGGCACTCCTGATGTTTCTGTTGATGCTCCTAGTAGAGGCGTACCAGATACATCACATGGTGGAGCATTTAATAGAGGTGGTCCAGCTAACATGCAATTAGGGGGAGAAGCGGAAAATGCAGATACAAATATGGAAGTTGCTAATGTGCCTATGGGTGTTGTTAGTGATAGGGATGGCGCTCCCAGTCCCTTTAGAGGTGGTACAGGAGTTGCCGATGATCTAGAAATGGAAGTAGAGGCTGGTTCCTATGTTCTTAATGCAGAAGCAGTACAATTAGTTGGTATTTCAGATATTAATACAGTCATTCGTGATGCCTACACAATTGCTGCAAAATTAGGTAAACTACTGCCTGAAGATTATGATCCACAGAATAAAGTTCCTATTCGTATTTCTAATGGGGAAGCGGTAATTCCAAGATCTTTAGTAGAAATTATTGGAATTGATAAACTAGAAAAATGGAATGAAAAAGGACTCCAGCTTAGAAAACAAAAAGAAGCGATGCAAGCTAAACAACAGCAAGCACAGCCACAAGGACCACAAGTAGCTTCTGAAGCTCCACCAGTACAACCACAGTCTCCTATGCAAGCTCAGATGGGTGGACTCATGGGTTATAATGAAGGAGATGAGGTAGAAGAAGAAGATGAAATTACTCTTATGGATAGAGTTTCAAAGTTTTTTGGATTTGATTTTGATGATGAAACTTTATTTAAAAAATTAATTCTGGAAACTCTTAAAGAAACTGGAAGTATACAAGATGCATTAAAAGAAATTGAAGAAGCAACACAAGAAAAAGCTAAGGGAGGTGAAGTTCAGAATTTTAAAAATGGAGGTTTTATAAGTAACCTTTTAGATAAATCAGAAAAATTAATTGAAAAATATATTACTGATGATGAAAAATTTCCTCGTAAAGCTGTTTTAAAAATGACTTCATTAGCTACACATCTTCCTTATAAACTTGGAATAGGAGATACAGAAAGTTGGAAAGAAAATCCTGTAATACAGAAAATTATAAATAATGATCCTATTATAGAAAAAATAATTCAAGCTGAAAGTAGTGGTAGACCAAGGATTATGAGTGAGGCTGGAGGTATTGGTTTAATGCAAATTATGCCTGATACATGGAAACAACCCGGAGTAGGTATGAAAGGAAGAAAAGATTTACAAGGATTACTTGATCCTGAAGAAAATGTTAAATTTGGTTCAGAATATTTTAATAGATTATTACAAAGACTTAATGGAAATACGGAACATGCTTTAATTGCTTATAATTGGGGAATAGGTAATACTGAAAAATGGATAAAAAAAGGAGCAGATAAAAATAAATTACCTAATTCAACACAAAGATATATTGAAAAAATATTAGATTATCCTCCATTATCTAGACCTAGACCTGAATTTGATTAAAAGATTCCGTCTGGATACCCGATATCATCGGCCCCAGACATTAGCACCAAATAGGGACACCCAAGTTTTATTGGCCCCCATAGGAGGTAAATACCATGACTGATATTGATACAGAAAAGGAGATACCAACGCCTACCCCATACGAGAATGCCTACAGGAGAACACTGATGGATGACGATCCAACTCCTGAAACACCAGACCCTGAAATTCTTGACATTCCTAATGGAGATACTCAAGAAATTGAAGGATTGGTACAGGTACAGGATGAGAAGGAGCATGATTGGAAAAAGCGTTATAGCGATCTGAAGAGTTATCATGATCGTAAGAATAACGAATGGCTCCAACAGAACAAACTTACTGAAGCCAAATTAAAACTGGCAGAACAGAAAGCTTCCGCTCCACAGAATCTTCCTAAGTCACAAGAAGAGTTAGAAGATTTTAAGAAAGAATATCCTGATGTTTATGATGTTGTAGAAACCGTATCTAGGCTTCAAGCAGATGCTAGTGTTAGAGATGTTGAAGAAAGAATTGAATCTCTTCGCAAAGCAGAACAAGAAGCACAGATCAGAACTGCTGAGAAAGAACTTCTTTCCATACACCCAGATTTTCTAGAGATCAAGAGTGATTCAGAATTTCTGACATGGCTGGAAGAACAACCTAAGAGCATTTCTGATGGTGTCTATAAAAACAGAACAGATTCTAAATGGGCCGCAAGAGTATTAGATCTGTATAAATCTGATAAAGATATTGGTCAAAAGAAAAGAGGAAGACCAAGAAAAGATCATGTAGAAGCAGCAAAAGCTGTTACTAAAACAGAACGAGCCGTGACTACAGGTGAAGTAGAAAAGAAAATTTGGACTTCTTCTGAAATTGCCCGATTAAAGCCACATGAATATGAATCTCTTGAAAAGGATATTGATAAGGCAAATCGGGAAGGAAGAATTATACCATAACAAATAAGGAGACTTAACTATGGCTGAATTTGGTTTAGCTGCTGGTTATCAGAACCTTCCTTCTGGTAACTGGGTTCCAGCAATCTACAGTCAAAAGGTTCTCAAGTTCTTCCGGCGTTCTTCGGTTGCAGAAGCTGTGACCAATACCGACTATGCTGGAGATATTGAAAACTTTGGTGATACTGTAAAGATTATTAAAGAGCCTTCAGTTACGGTGTCTTCCTATAGTCGTGGTTCTGTTGTCAATACTCAGAATCTTCAAGACAATCAGATTACCTTGACAGTTGATCAAGGTAACTATTTTGCCTTTAAGGTTGATGATGTTGAAGAGAGACAGAGCCATGTCAATTGGGAAGCTCTCTCGACTTCTTCGGGTGCTTATAGCTTGAAGAAGGCGTATGATTACAACGTACTGAAAGCAATTAGTGATAATGCCTCAACCGACACTACCAATCTTGGTGCTGCCGGTTCGGCTATTTCATGTAACACGGGCAATGAGTGTGCCAACTATCTTAGCACTTTTGCTCGTCTTCTAGACGAAGCTGATGTTCCTGAAGATAATCGTTGGATTGTGGCCCCGCCACAGTTCTATGAGATTCTTCGACAGGCTGATGCTAAGTTGATGGATTCAAGCGTAACTGGTGAGAATATGTCCGCTCTTATGAACGGTGCTGTCACCAGCCGCAAGGTTCATGGTTTTATGTTGTACCAGACTAATTCGATTACCGTTGGTACGGCTGGCGTAGCAGCTAGTCATACTTTTGGCCCATCCACTACGAGTGGCGAGACGATTGTTCTTGGTGGTCATAAGAGTTCGACTGCTACTGCTTCGGCTATTGCCAAGACTGAAGTTATTCGTGACCCCGATTCGTTTGCTGATATTGTTCGTGGTCTGCATGTCTTTGGTCGTAAGGTTCTTCGTGGTTCTGGTACTGGATTCACGGGTGTCTACAAAGGCATCCCTGATCTGAATACTTAGAAGGAGGACTGACATATGGCTACTCATGATAAAACGGGTAAAGGCGGTACGACAGGTCATCCTTCAACGGGTGGACGTAGACCTTACCTTGTAGAAAATACTAGTGACGTATCAGACTACGATCCTGCTGCGGGAGACATCATTCAGATGATTGATGTTCCTGCTGAAACGCTAGTTATGGCGGCAGGTATTGAAGTTCTGACTGCAAGTTCCAATTCAGTAACCTTTGATCTTGGTATCACGGGTTCTACTGCTGGACATCATGATCCCGATGCTTTTGTGGATGCTTATGATGCTACAGGTACTGGACATGCTCCAATGGATGCCACTGATGCAGCCGCAATGCTCATCGTTAAAACGGCAGATACCATTGATGTTCTAACTGCTGGTGCTCAAGATACTGCCGGTAAGTTCAGAGTGTGGGCTGTTCTCTGTGACATTTCAGGTGTTGACGAGACGGATCATAACTAAAGTATATGGGGAGAGCCTTCGGGTTCTCCCCTCTACTACAGGAGAAATTAATGACAGTAGAAAAATTAGATATTTCTGATATCAAAGAACATGATGGATATGCTTCTACTATCAAATCTGGGAATACAGTTTGGAATGCAAGAAGTACTCAAATAATTACTAAAGATGATGATTATGATACTACGAATAGTGAAAGAATTAACAATTTAGAAAAAAAGATAAACGCTGTTCAAGATAGTTTAGATAAAATCTTAGATAAACT